TCATCTTTCTTATCATGATAATTAAACCACTTCCAGGCTTGCCAGAGTAAATCTCCTTGTAAATAAGCAAAAATGTTAAAAGATGAATTTCCTAATCTTTCACTGATATATCTAATCACATCACATTTAATCAAAGCCTCTTCATACTTTAGATTTTCAACTTGAGCATGTTTTTCTTTTAACTTTTCATACTTAAAGTTTAAATCTTCAAGAAGAAGTCTATCTTTTGCATCTTGAAGTTCTTGCAATCTTCTAAAAGTTTGCTTAACATCATCATCCATCCAATCAAACATATTTAAATCTTTCACTTTACTCTCTCCCACCACTCTTCAAAGTTCCTATAATCTTCAAGAATTTTCAACAATTCTCTTGTGATAGTCTCTAAACTTTTAGGATATTTTTCTTCTACATAGTTCATGATTTCAAACACATGAGTAGTTGACTTAATTACATTCAATTTACAATCATATTCACGGTCATCAAACCACTCATTGCCTGCAGACCAACTACTTATATACCAATACTTTCTCTTGAAAGTAATTGAATCTTGGTCATTAGTTCCCCAAGTTTCCATGCCATAAGTATCAGGAGAATACAAATGCACTTCTTTACCATTTTTAACTAATAAGTATCTCATTCATCTTCACCACCTTCATGTTCTGGCCACTTAGGTCTTTCACCTAACTCTTCTTCTTTGATATCAGGATGTGCTTTATCATATTTATCATAATCAATAAAGCCATGTTCATCTCTTGGATATGCTAAAGTTCTTCTATAAATAACTTGATTATTTTGAGTATTAATTGTTTCAAAAACAATATCATCAAACTCACTATCAACTCTACATGTATGTCTTAAACAATATTCAAAATTATCATGCCATTCAAGATAGACATTACAAATATCAAAATCATTCTCTAAAAGATATAAGAAAAACTTCTCTAAACAACTTCTTAATTCATCTGCAGTAGCATATCTTAAAGGTTGAACAATACCAATAATCATGCTATTAATATATTCAGTTGAACAATCTTTATCTAGTTTTTGATACTTTCTTAACTCATCAAATGTCCAACTATGCCAAGGGTCTTCATTATAATATAATCTATTTATTGCATCTTTAAAATATTTATATAAACAATCTTCACTAAATGAACAAATAGATGTTGAACTTGAATCAGATGAATCTTGCTTAATAGAATATCTAAAACCGGACTCACCTTGAGGAAGCATACTAAATGCTGTTTCTAAATACTTTTTTGCTCTTGGCAAAGAATAAAGATAACCATGAAATCTCAAAACTGTCTGATAGTCACTAGGGTCTTTTTTAGTAGGTTTTTTATATCTAGTGAGTAAAGTAGGAACTGTAATCTTAAATTGTTCTTCAGGATAAGGTAAATAAAGACCTCTTCTCCACTTTTCTCTCCAAGCATGATAAATCTCTTTTTCTTCTTCAGAAAGATTTTTAGTCCACTTAAAAGGTGCAGGAATCTTGCACTTATTTTCATAAGCACTACAACTTAATTCCATGCAACCTCTAACATATGTCCATTCACTCATAAAATCACCTCACTTAATTATACAACTTTAAATAACCCAAAGTGCTACAATAACAAATGCTCTCCAGAGCCATCCATAAATTGTCCAACCACAAACATTACGAACAAGTTTGTCTTCATTAAGTTCTTTAAAAATTGTGCAGTTCTTCAAAAATGCAGTTAAGCAACTTAATCCAACAAAAACAGTACCAATAATTCTTAATGCTAACATCTTACTTCACCTCACTTTTTTACCTTTTAATATTTCAAGTTCATTATAATCTTTTGTCCACTCTTCTATGAGTCTTAATATTAAATAACTAGATACAAATTTTCTGTTGCTTCCTCTAAATTGGTCAATGTCTAATTCAATCATTCTTGGAAATTCAAGTGCATTATTTGGTCCTTGAATCTTTTTAATCTTAACTAATTCTTGCATAATTAATTACCTCTTAACCACTCATGAGCATCTACAATTTTCAATGAATTAAATTCTTCTTCAGTTAAATCATTGACATCTTTTCCTCTTGGAATCATAATCACATCAACAAACACATCTTTTCTAATGTTCTTCATGAATCTTCTAATACCATTATCACCAGCATTATCTCCATCAAAGGCAAGATAGTAATGCATTATACCACTAGTATTGAGAATATCATACTGATGTTGTGTACCTGTACCAAATAGTGCTACAGCAGGTATATGCCAAGACCAAAGAGTTAAACAATTGAATTGAGATTCCACTATTGTTATCTCTTTCAAATTGTTTTTCTTTATTACATTATATAAGTATATAGGCTTTTCTTTATCCGTGTCAATAATAAATCTTTTATTTTTAACACTTCTTCTTGTTAACATATATAATTTATCATTTTCATCCCAGACAGGAAAGACAATACTCTCTGTCTTTGTATCATATCTAAGTTTAAACTTTTCACACACTTCTCTTGAGATGTGTCTTGTATCAAGATAGGGATGCCATGTTTGCATTGAATCTAGAATTGTTTCATCTATATACTTTGTTTCATCTTTTTGAGACAAATCATCTTCTGAAACAAAATTAAAGTCATATAAATCCTCTACTTCATCTACAAGAGTATTTCCAAAGTTCTTAACAAGCCAAGATTCTCCAAATGCCTCATCTCTATCAAAACACTCACCAATGAATTTAGAGAGTCTACCAGAGAAGCCACATGCAAAACAATGACAATAGCCATACTCTAGATTATTATCACTTCTTGCATTGATATAACAGTCAGGATTCTTTTCTTTACCTTCACCATGATGAGGACAAGTAACCTTAATCTCATCACCTTTTGGTCTAAAGTAATTCAATTTACCATTAGTTAATTCACTCTTGACTTTTTCAAGAATTGTCTCTATTGGAGTTGTAATCAGATAATTATTAACAATTAATTGCATTAGAAACAATCCTCTTCTTGTACAAAGTCTTTAAATGCTGGAACTTCTTCAAATTTATCTTCATTAGGTTCAAACTTTCCGCCAATTCCATCTTTAGCATCTGGAACATAGACAAAGTTACCTAAATTCAAATCAATGTGATATGTTAACACTTTATCATTCTCACTATCTCTAGACTTCTTCAAGATGAGTTTCATAATGTCACCTTCTTTAACTATGAAGAGAACCATTGTAGCATCTTGACCAATTCTATCACTTCTAGCAATTTGAGTTGTATCAACACCATTCTCTTTTTCAGTACCTGTTCTATTTTGTTGAGATACAGCAATAATAGGAATCTTCTTCATAACTTGAAGATTCTTACGGTCTTTTGAGATATTGGCAGCCTGTTCAGTATCAGTTCTACCATGTCTAGCATCTTCTAATAAAGATAATTGGTCAATGTATAAAACATCTAAATGTTCTTTTTCAATAAACATTCTTAAAGCATTAACATCAGCAGGACCATTAATCATTTTAGGAGTTAAGACTTTCAATGTTGAGTTTGGAAACATCTCAGGTAAACTCTCAATGTATTTCTTATAATCATTTTGAATAGTTGCATTACCATGTGTTAATCCACCATTAGAGATGTGACCAATCAATGTGTCAACACGATAACCAACTTTTCTTTCACTCATTTCACCTGAATAAATACCAACATTCAAACCTTGCTTTAGAGCAGCTGTTGTCATCTTCAAAAGGATCCAAGACTTACCATAGTTAGTTCTAGCAACTATTGTGGCTAATTCTTCTTCTTTATCAAAACCACCAACTATTTGGTCTAATTCAGGAAAACCTGTTGATAAATAATACTTACCAAAGTTATTTAATCTTTCAACATAAGCATCATATCTGCTAGTATCTCTTAATAAATCAACACAGTGTAGAGAGACACCTTCTTTCATGTTCTCCATTGTTTCTTTAATTTGTTCAACTGCTTCATCAACTTTACCATCAAGCAACTTAGGTTTTATGTCATTAACAACATCAACAATCTTTCTTGTGTTGTAATCATCAAATAATGCTTTAATTAAATAGTCTGGTGTTTCACTAACATTTAATCTCTCAACTTTATACATTGAGAAAAATGTTTCAACATC